AGAGGAAAAAGATGCTGCTAATGAGGTAGAAGATTTAGACCTTGAAATTGATGCTTTAGTTGAAGCGAGAAAGCTTTCACTTGAGCAAATTGAAACTCTTACAAGAGTTATGTTTGGTAAAGACCCTTCTACAATTTCAACAGCAGAATTAAAACGAGATATATTAGTGTTTGCTAAAAATGACCCAAAAGGATTCTTGGCTACATTGAATGACCCTGAACTTCAGTTCCAAGCTAAAGTTCGTTTATTCTTTGAAGAAAAATTATTAGCATTACGCAATAACGATAAAGAGGTTTGGTTTAGTACACCAACCAATAAAAAGAAAATGTTGTCAGTACCATTTGGTGAAGACCCTTACGATATGGTAGGTTATTTCTTATCAAGTGATGATGGTATTGATGCACTTAAAATGTTAGAGGCAAACTTGCCTCAATAATATTTTTTACGGTCGGGGTGTCTCCCGGTTGAAAAATTAGCACAGATTTATTTCTGTGCTTTTTTTTTGTGTATATTTGTAAAAAAGAATTTAGATGATAAACGAAGTTAGAAATGCGGTATTATCTATATTAAATAAAAATAACTATGGATATATATCTCCATCAGATTTTAATTTGTATGCATTAAATGCGCAAATGGAATTGTATGAAGAGAATTTTAGCAGTTATAATAAAGTTATAAATGCTGAGAACGCTCGTCAATCAGGTACAGGATATGCTGATGTAGAACAACCTATAGCTGAGACATTAGAAACTTTTTTACGAATAGACAAACTTACTCATATTGCAGATAATAAATATTATATGCCGTCATTATTGACTACGGGATATAATGCTTATATGATAAATAAAATGGTATGTTATGATGCAGATACAAATGCAAGATTAGGAGAGGCTGAGAAGGTTTCAAATACTGTCATATCAATGTTAGTTAATTCAAATCTAACAGCTCCTACTAAAGACCTACCTTCATATTCATTAGTTAAGAATATTATATATGTATATCCTGAATCTATAAATGGAACTGATTCATTAGAGTGCTCATACTTTACTTACCCTAAAGTTCCTAAGTGGACATATATTACGTTATCTAATGGGTCTCCTGCATTTGACCAATCACAATCTGACTATCAAGATTTTGAATTGCCTGATGAAGATGGATACAAGTTAGTAACTAAGATACTTGAATACTGTGGTATGTCAATTAGAGAAACAGAAGTTGCTCAGTTTGGTATGGCACAACAACAACACGAACAGCCTACGTTTAGTATGCAACAATAATAATAAATATAACTATGGCATACATATCACAATATGAATACTATGACAACAATGGTACTGCTCCTGAAGATAAAAATTGGGGGTCTTATCAGTATGTTAGTTTAGCAGATATAGTAAACAACTTTCTATTGATGTACTCAGGTAACCACTCCTTAGTAAATAATGATGAGAGGTATAAGATACTATTCCATGCAAAGAGAGCGATACAAGAATTAAACTATGATGCATTTAAAGAGATAAAGGCATTAGAGTTAAATGTAGATAGTTTGTTAAGATTTGTTTTGCCATCTGATTATGTCAATTGGGTTAGGATATCTATGTTAAGGGATGGTGTATTAAGACCACTTACAGAGAATATACAATTAAATACAGCTAAAGCTTATCTACAAGATGGCTCAGGTAGTATAATGTTTGACCAAGAAGGAAATATACTTACACCTCAGTATTCAGATATTGATTTTGAAAGAATTAGAAATCAACAAAAAAGTATATACTTAAATGGAAGTGGAGAGTTTGCAGGTCAAGAGGGATACCAATACAATGGTATGTGGTACTTTGACTATACAATTGGTAAAAGGTTTGGGTTAAACACAGAGACTGCTAATAGAAATCCTACATTTAGGATAGATAAGAAAACAGGAGTTATTAATTTTGACTCTAGTATGGCGAATGAAGTTTGCATATTAGAGTATGTTTCAGATGGTATGGAAGGTGGTGACAACTCATTAATTACCGTTAACAAATTATTTGAGGAATACATATACGCTGATATACAGTACTCTTTACTTAACAGTAAGTTTGGTGTACAGGAATATGTAGTGAATAGAGCTAAAAAGAACAGAACAGCTTTATTGAGAAATGCTAGAATAAGAATTAGTAACATACATCCCGGAAGATTATTAATGAATCTAAGAGGTGGTGATAAGTGGTTAAAGTAATATGGCAAATATACAAAGGAATTTCGTAGCAGGTAGAATGAATAAGACGACTGATAAGCGTCTTGTTGCTAATGGTGAGTATATTGATGCATTAAACATTAGATTAGGTTCTACAGAGAAGTCTGAGGTAGGTACTGTACAAAACTCAAAGGGTAATACTAAATTAACATCATTAAAATATGGTGGGTATGATTTAAGTTCTGAGGCTACTTGTTTAGGTGCTTATGATGACGGAACTAATGAGACTTTGTATTGGCTTATACATGACCCTACAAATATATATAGTCCTACAGGTAAAGTTGATTTAATATGTTCATATGATACTAAAGAAGGAAATGGAAATGTACTAATTTATCACGTTATTAGTGTTAATGATGGAGGTAATGTTAATACTACATTAAATTTTAACCCTAAGTATTTATTTACAGGTATTGACTTGATAGGTAATTTATTCTTTTTTACAAATGATTATAATGCTCCTAGAAAGATAAATATAACTAGAACATATGGAGTTCCTGTAGCAGGTGTTGATGGATTTAGTGCTGAGTCTATATTGGTAATAAGAAAGCCTCCTATAGAATCACCGGAAATATCATTACTTATAACATCTAGTCAAGATAACTTTTTAGAAAGTAGATTTATATGTTTTGCCTATAGATATTTATATGAAGATAATGAATATAGTGCGACATCTCAATTTAGTGATATAGCATTTATTCCAAATGTATTTAATTTTAATACAAGTAATTATTTAAATAGCGGAATGCTAAATACAATAAACGCTGTAGAAATAACATTTAATACAGGAGGTCCATTAGTAGTTGGTATTGATTTATTATTTAAAGAAGCAAATAGTAATGTTATAAAAGTAATTAAGAAGTTATCTAAAAGCAATTTAGCTTATGGTAATTACGAAGATAAGCAATATACATTTACTAATAGTGAGATATTTACAATACTACCTGAATCAGAAATTTTAAGACTATATGATAACGTACCTAGATTCGCTAAGGCTCAGACTATTATGGGTAATAGACTTATGTATGGAAACTATGTTGACGGGTATGATTTAATTGATAGTAACTTAGAACCGATAAAACTAGAGTATACTACTGATTTAGTATCTGAATCAATAGGTAATATAAAATTAATTGATTCTCCAAGTGATGGAACTTATTCAATAGGTGAATCTACGATTATACCTTTATCAATAATAAATTTTGATTTAAGTGGCAATCAATTAATAAAAGGTTCTTCATTTTCATTTACATTTACATTTATTCATAATTCTTTCTCAGGACCTTTGCCAAATCCTACAGAGACAACTGATAGTAATCAAGTTTCATTCTCATTGATATTAAATAACTCATATACATCTGTATTTGAATTTGCTAATAGTATTGAGTTTCAAAATGCTATAGGTACATTGGATAATATACAACCTACAAGTACATCTTGTAATGGTATAACATTAACAGATAGAGTAAATTGTTTAATACCTAATAATTTAACAGGAACTCCTAATTCATTTGCAAGAGTGGGAAGTGGGGTTACAGGTATTTTACAACCTATAAAAATAATATCATCTACTACTAGTAATATTATTGGATTACAAATAATTGCTACAAAATATTTATGTGATGTTACTGCCGTTAATGTTTATGAATATTATAAAATAACATTTGCAGACGCATATTATCAAAAAATAGGTAATGCAAAAAGCTTGCATAGTAATAGAGGGTATGAGGTAGGTATAGTTTATATGGATGAATTTAATCGTTCATCAACTGCATTATTAAGTCCTGAAAGCACGGAGTATGTTCCGTGTTCATCATCTTTATATACAAATTCAATTAAAGTCACCATACCTCCCACACAGAAGCCACCGTATTGGGCAACTAGATATAAGTTTGTAATTAAACCTGATGAAGAAGGTTATAATACAATATATACTAATATATTTTTTACAGACCCTAATACAAATTCTGTTTATTTTTTATTAGAAGGAGAGAATGCTACTAAAATTGAGGTAGGTGATGATTTAATTGTTAAGGCTGATATAAGCGGACCTACTACAACCTGTGTATACACAACTGTATTAGAAAAATCTTCTCAATCTAAAAATTTTTTAAAAATACCTAATATCAAAGCTCCTACTCAAGATATATTTGTTCCGGCAGGAGTTTACATGATGTTAAAACCTAATAATTTTAATACTACAAAAGACCAAAATGCTGTTATAAATCCGGGAACAGTTGATACTAAATCATATTCAACCCTTGCATTCCAAGGTTATTATCCATTTCAAGCATACCCAATGAATGAGTATTTAGGAGCGGGATATGACTTAGATAATCCTGATTGGGAATATGCTGATTATTCAGTTCCTTCAGGAAGTATAATCAATATGAATATATTTTTTGAAAGAGTAGGAAGAGATAGTAATTTTGCTGCGTCTTGTAGTAAAAGAGAATATTTATTAGATAAAAAATATACATCAGTAGGTGGATATGATAATATGTATGATTGGTTTAATAGTGAAGATATAGCAGCATCATTAGATAATGGAACTTGGAGAGGAGGAGGACCTCCTCCATTAAATAGTTATAATGATGTATTGCAATCATCAATTACAGACCCTACTATTGATGATTTACCTCCAACTTATGCTACTAATTTTTATAGATTTCATAGGAATACAAAAACTAATCAATTAACATTAATGATGAC